GTGATCCCTTTCAAACATCTGCTCCGCTAAATCAAAAGCCATAGTTTCAGAGAGACCTGATTGCTCGAAAGCTTTCCTGCGTCGCTCGTGAATTACTATGGCTTTTGTTAACTCATCATCGTTTAGTATTCTCATGTGAGTAGTCTAACACAAAGTTAGAGAAAGGTAATTATTGAATGCTCCCTATTGATTTCAATTTCTGCATCTGTAACTAGGTTGTAATCGTGACCATTGGGATCGATTTCAGTCCAAGCCAAAGCTTTGAGAATGACTTGTTTGCATAGACGTTCTTTGTTGTTCTCATCGAACACACGCCACTTGTGTAGTTCAGTTCCACGACCGGGTTGGCCTGCGGTTTTGTTGTACCTAATTCTGTATCTCATATGACCTCCACATTTGAATCGGCCTCTACTGGTGCTGGTGCTACTGACAAGTTCATGTGAACAAAATGCACTGCCTTGTTCTTGTTGAAGTTGCGTGTGAATGAATGCGGCAACCATGAGTTGGTGAAGATGATTGAGCCTTCTTCCGGAGTGAATACGATCTGCTGGGACGCTGGAGTCACTGCGTTGTTGTCCTTCGGTGGTAAACCAATAATTACCTTGGCTGGGCGTGGATCGTAGATCACCATCTTGCAGGCATTCTCAGGCACTTGCAAAAAGAAAAACGCACTGATCTGTACTCCACCGCCATGGATATGTTGCTCCATGCTGGAATGGAAGTTGTGCTCTTGAGTCCACATCTCTGTGAAGTACGTCACGATGTTGTCCATGTTGTAACCCTGTGAGTTCAAGATGTTCCATGCTGTCTGTGAGACGTATGCGGCAAAGTCTGCGGCATCAGGATCTGCGGAGAAGTCTTGAGTCATCAATGTCATTGGGTTCTTACCCTTGTGACGACATTTGGACTTTTCTAAATATTTTTTGCTGACCTTACGAATAGGGTCTAGGAACTGCGGTGTTTTAACTGCGTAGACTGGTGAGCTAAAGTAGTGAAACTCTTCCAACTGATCCATGATTTCTCCTGTGAAAATTTGTTAAAAGTCTAACATGGAATTAGAAATCCAAATTAAAAAAATAGGGTCATTTTTTGATCTTAATCAATTACTGTTAAGTTATTTTCTACTTACTGTTAACTTATCCTTCACTTACTGTTAACTTTTTTGATGCTGTTTGGTGGGCAGTCTTAGCCCTCCCCAAGAAGAGGGGATGAGCCTTTACAAGATGCTGATTGGAGCCGCTTGTCTCGCCAGTCGTTCGATGCAGGGGCACTAGCTTCGCCACCCCTTTCCCTATCTCAGCATCTTTCCCGTAGTAAGGATTTCCTCGTGACGCTACTGTAGGTGAGCGTCCGTCACGACGGTCAGAGATAGGCAATAAAAAACCCCTTAAGAGGATGTTCTGTATTGGATAGGATCCAAATAGATATATCCTCACGAATATTTATTTGAACCCATCAGAACACCCACTTAAGGGGTCGTAACTTTTATCAGATCCAACTCCGACAAACAAATTGTACCGCAACTTCCTAGGCTGGTGTCAACACCCCCATTAATTTTGAAACAACAGCGAATAGGCCATCCTTCATATGCAGGTCATTGGCATCGTATCCCACGGTATCGGCCATAGTCCAAGGCAATCCAGTTGACTCTGCTGAGGTTTGGCCTGTCTTGCTCTCATCGTTATCAGCAAAAATAAATCGTTTGCCGGAGATCTGATCTGCCACTGCTACTAGATTGCTGGCACTAAAACACACGATTACTGATGCAGTCATACCACAGCTCTTTAGGGCGTGATAAACGGATAGGCCAGTGGCATACCCCTCAACTAACCAAAACTCTTCTGCTGTGCGTGATCCTATGCAGAATACGGCGTTCTTTGCCCTCATCCCTGTCAGCATCTTCTTATCGTATTTACGGGCCTGTAGATCCCAATAGATTGACTGGTAGCCCTGAAGCTTGTTAGTCACTACATTACGCATGGGGATCATGAGCTTGTCATTAAGAACTAGGCCCTTCTCATCGCTAAATCCCTTGTACTGAAGATAGGCGTGGTTCTCTATCTTGGCAGAGCGTAAGACGATGTCAGCCTGCAAAGCTACCTGATCGTATTTACGTTGCTGGTCTGATTGCTGGGAGCGACGCTTTTCTACCCACGCACGCTTTTCTTCATCAGTCCATGGCCTTGCATGTGGATCTTCATACCATACAACTCTAGCCTCTCCGGCCCAGTTCATAACCCAGCCACGCTCACCATCCCAAAAGTAGGCTCCATTGCCTGACTTTGGCTTCTCAGTGGTACCGCATCGCTTTATCCGATCGGAAGGATAGAGTTTTGAATAATCAATCTCTACGCCATGGCCTCGTGCGAAATCAATGAAGCTCACGTTTATCCCTTTCAACAACTAAGAAACAAACAGGTTGCAGAGCTGACAAACCGATCATGATGCACTGAACAATTGGTTCTTTGCCTTCTGTACAAACCATGTCATTGGCTAAAGTGATTGCTTCTGCTCTTGTGCGGCAAGCAAACACAACTTCTTCCTTAATCATTTATCGCCCTCCTCATTTTTCTTGGTTCGATATTGCTGTGGTGATTTTCTTTCTTTGCATTCCCTGCAAATCCAACGCCTTGTGTCTTCGCTAAAACGTACTTCTTCAATCGGCTTATGTCTCATGCAATATTGGCAAATCTTGTAACTCATCTTTTGGTTCCCTTGTTGTAAGCAATGTTCATCTGTCGAATCTTATTTATCACATTACTGGATATCTCGACAGTTGGTGCCTTGGCAAAAGACCACATAGAGTCTTGCCCAGTCATCTGCTTAAACAGGTGCCACGCCCGTCCTGATTGGTTCTCAGGTTTGCTGTGGATCCTTGCATAGGTACAGACTTGTTGCCATAAATGCTCTGCGTTATTTGCTAGTTTCTTTTTGTTCTTACCTTCACCGATGAAAATCTCCTTCATGTGGCCCGGCACCGCCTCATTTAGTTCCTTGCTGACCTTCTCATATCCGCAGGCCATACAACGCTTATGGAATGGAGCAAAGCTACAACGTGGGCAACCCTTGGCCTCGAACTCTTCCTTGGTGCGGATCTTCTTATCCAACTTGTCACCATCGTCTAGCTTCTCAAGACCATTGAAATAGATGTCGTTAAAGTCTTCAAAAAATCGAATGATATTGCCGGAGAAATCCAATAGGTGGCAATCCTTCTTGCCAGTCTCAGGTGAGCTACGCAGGCCACGACCCCACATCTGTATCGCTGTAGACAAAGACTTACGCAGTGGGCGTGCATCACAGATACAACCTACGTCCGGCACGTCAAAGCCTTTAGCCAAAGCCTCAACAGAAATTAATACTTTGAGATGGCTATTCGGTTTGCGGTATTCCTTGAGAAGGTTCTCACGTTCCTTTTCAGTTGTTTCACTTGTGAAGATTGCCGCCATTACGCCTGACTGGACGAACTGCCTGCACAGCTCTTCACAATGCTTAATCGTGGCACCAAACACAATGGTCTTACGGTTATCGCCAAATTTATGCCAGTCAGAAACCACGTCTCCAACAATCTTGAGCTCACGCTCTTCAGCGGCCTTGTCTGTCCACTCGCCCCCAGCAGTCTCTGCACCTGTCATATCGGGCTTAGAGCAAGAGAAGATCCTCATGGGTACCAATACACCCTCTTGAGTCAATTCGTGCATCGTGGTGGCGTTTACGATGTTTGTGAAGATCTTTCCTAGACCTTGGGTAAACGGAGTCGCAGACAAGCCAATAACGGTAGCGTTGGTCTCTTTGGCAAAGGTAGTCCATGCCTTGTATGTCGTGTGGGCCTCATCGACCACCAGCACATCCATTTGAGGCCAAAACTCACGCTTGGCAATAGTCTGCACGCTGGCAATCTGAAACAGCTCATCAGGTCTACGTCTCCAGTGTTTAGCCTGAATAATTCCATGGCTGGTCATACCATAGCGGTCGGCTACTGTAGAAGTCTGATTAATCAGGGTTGTACGGTCGCATAGGAAGACTGCACGCTTACCACGCTGGATTGCCTCGTTGCAGATACGCAATCCTAGGTAGGTCTTTCCTGCCCCGGTCGGGGCCATGATAATTTGGTTCTTGTGCCCTTCCCTAAATCCTTGGCGTAAAGCTTCGTGGGCTTTTACTTGAAAGGATCTAGGTTCGGGAAATTTTGTTCCATCATCATGCTCACTTGGCACTAGGGCTTTGGTCATTTTTTAGCTTTCAGTTTGTCGTTTTCTTTTTGTAACTTCTTAACCATCTTGATGGCTTCGTTCTTTTCATTCATCAATCCATGCATACGCAGTTCCAATTGAGATATGCGATGAGCTTGTTTTTTAATCACCTCACTGGCCTCGGCTAATTTATCGTCAGCCTGAATAACTGCCTCAATCTCTTCCATGTAGGCTTGGATACCTAGTTCAGATGCTTTGATCTCATCATCGTCAGGTGCCTGCCCTGCATATGGATCAGGTTCATCTAAGGGTTTACCCGTACTAATGCCATTAGTATTTTCTTCGATTGCTTTTGCTTTTTTGACATTGCGACGCTCATCGTTTTCTTTTTGTTTTTGCTTTACAGCAGGATCACGAATTGCCGCTACAAATGGTTGTGATACTTGGCAAATTTTGGCAATCTCGTAATTTGACTTTTTATCAAATCCTTCAATCTTTAATGCCATTTCAACCTTGTTGCGTTTGTCCTCGTTAGTCAACGGTTTTCCATGCTTGCTGTTGGCCTTCAAAGCCTCTATCTGTGCATCTTGCAAGGTTCCGGGTTTGTACTTGACCTCTATTTCTTTGATGCCCAAAAGCTTGAATGCGTGATAGCGATGAAAGCCATCAGTCAGCCAATATGTTGAACCATCGAATACCGTCTCCATCAAGGGGAACTCATCGCCCTCCTTCATAGACTCCAAATAGCTGTATACGGTAGGCTGGTCAATGACTAAGCGGCATTGGGTTCCTCCGTCAATTCGGATGGCATCTAGTTTCAATTTCTTCATATAAATCTCCAGTTAAATACACAACATTGTGTTCAGTCGAAAAGATCAGGGCGTAACTCTTTTGCAGTGACTAATCCCTGCGTTGCCTTCTCAATTTTCTTAGCCAGTTCAGGAGAAGGACGACGGGCTTTTCTAAGTAGTAAACCCAGCCATGTAGGCGTGATTCCTAGGTAATCAGCCATCTCTTTCTTTGCCCCGTAAGGCTCATCTTTAAAGTATTGTTTTAGGTTCATGTTGCTCCTTTCTGTGGTGGGGTACTCGCTACGTCCTGCCTCTTAGTCGTTCGCTTCATATAGCTATAGAGCTGAATAACGCAAGCATCCGCTTTCCCCCGTAAAAAAGATTCTAGCACACATCTAATTTTATGTTATAGTCTTTTTACGGCAATTCGCCGGGTTAGTAGTCAGTGAGACTGTTTATAAGGAGAATCACATGAGCTTTATCGTAGAAGACAAGGGTGGGAATTTTGAGCGTTGCCCACCGGGTATGCATCTTGGGCGTTGCTACCGCATCGTAGACCTAGGAACACAAAAGACCGAGTACATGGGTGAAGTTAAGTATCTTCACAAGATCATGCTTGGATGGGAAATTCATGGTTCAGACGACAATGGGAAGCCCCTCAAAATGGTCGACGGACGGCCTTTCGCTATATTCAAGAACTATACCTTAGCTTGGTCTGAAAAAGCCAATTTACGCATTGATTTGCAGGCTTGGCGTGGTAAAGCTTTTACGCAGGAAGAGATGCGTAAGTTTGACCTTAAGAACATCTTGGGTGCATGGTGCATGCTAAACGTCATCGAGCGTGCTGGTCAGAATGGGAATACCTATTCCAACGTCAGTAGCGTGACTCCAGTGCCTTCTGTGATCAAGCAAAGTGGTTTGCCACAAGCAATCAACAAGAATGAGCTGTTTAATCTGCAAGATCCTGACATGGCTATCTTTGAGACCTTTAGCGACAACTTGAAGGCCAAGATCACATCATCTCCTGAATGGGAAAAGTTGCAGGGCAAACAGAGCACTCCTACTGCCTCAATCCCTCCAGCTTCTCAGTTGGATCCTGACGAAGATATTCCTTTCTAGGAGCCATCATGAAGATATATCTTTTGCTGGCAGTATTGTTAGCAGGTTGTAGCTCTTCATCTCCATCTTATGTAAATGCCAACCCACCACCAGTCCAACTGGTGCTGGACTCAAAGGTACAACAGATGAGCCGTAATGAGGTGATACAGGCCACTAATGAATGTGAGGCAAGCGGCCTAAGAGCTGTAGCCATCATGACTAAACGACAAATCTCCGGAATGATGTCGGACATCATCATCGATGTTCAGTGCATGCCTAAGATGCGTCTCGCTTACTAGGAGGGATCATGGTTCAATTTTTAATCGGTGTAGCCCTAGGATTTTTTGTTGCAACCCATGGCGTGGCAGGAGTAGCGAATGTCCTTGATAAGGGCCTTCAGGCTGTCAAACACGTCAACATCACCACGGAGAAATGATATGGGATGGTTATTTGGTTTTGCATGTGTAGCCGCTTGGCTGACTCATATCTTTACTTGCTTTGCACAAGGCTTGTGGGGATTCTTGGTCGCTGGAGCAATCTTCTTTCCCATTGGAATTCTCCATGGGTTCTATCTTTGGTTTCAATAGGAGGAATCATGTTTATCACTGCTAAAGAAAAAGCCACATTGCAAGCAGATGTAGCTTATTTGAGAAAAATACTTAAAGAGTTACAAGTCGAAGTCAATGCTATGCAAGCAAACATCATGACGCTTAATTTGGGAAGACCAGTAAAAATTGTCTCCCCACCTAAAAAGCGTGGTCGTCCATTCGGTTCAAAAAATAAGGAAAAAAAATGAGAGTCGCTACGATTACATGGAATCCAAATTCAGACACAACAAAAATTAAATACACAAAAGAATTTTTAGAAAGTGATTGGATATTAAAAGCCGATATTTTGAAAGATATTTTAGGAATGTCTATGGAAAATTATGATGAATTTATGCATTCTGAATTGGATAGGAGAGATCAATGACAACAATAATCGCTAGATCAGCAGAGAGTGTTCACTGGTATAACGCCACTGATGGCTCACCGCAGTACACTGTGAAAGCGAAGGACGGTTCAGACCGCCCTACAACGCTCAGAGACGCACGCAAGATGAACCTAGTGCCCTCGGTGACCACAGTGATGAAAATCATGGCAAAGCCGGGCCTAGACGTGTGGAAAAACGAACAGTTGCTCTTAGCGGCTATGACGCTTCCACGCAAAGAAACAGAGACTGAAAAAGAGTTTATTGCTCGCATAGTCGCTGATTCAAAGGAGACCGGAAAACAGGCCGCAGAAAAAGGGACTCGGATACATGAGTCAATTGAGAAGTGGTATGCCGGAGAGCGTAATGTAGAGCACGTTGATACTGCCAAAGCTTTTGAGAAAGCAGTCTTCGAGCACTTCAAAACGCACCCTGATCAAAAATGGCTTACGGAAATTGCATTCGCTTCACCCATGGGCTTTGGGGGTAAGGTAGACCTTCACTCTGTTGAGGGCCTAGGAATTGTCGTGGACGCTAAAACTAAAGACTTTGGCCCTGATGATAAGGTGGATGCATATGACGAGATGCTGATGCAATTAGCGGCATACCGATATGGTTTAGAAATACCCCATGCCCGTTGTGCTAACGTCTTTGCCTCCCGTACCCATCCCGGATTGATTAAAATTGTGGAGTGGTCAGAAGAAGACCTTGCTAAAGGCTGGGAGATGTTCCAGTGTTTATTGAGATTTTGGAAAATTAAAAATAACTTTGGAGTATCAGATGTTAACTAAACAACAAATCACCGAGGCATTTGTCAATGCCAACCTTGTTGAGAATTACAATTTTCTTGAAGAAGATTTAATCAAGCTTGCTAATGCTTTTGTAGAAAAAGCAAAACCATCAATTGCAAAAGATGAACTGGCAAGTTGTGTAGAAGTTGTAAATTCTCTCAATCCTGCTGTAGGAAACAAGCTTTTACAAGTAAGGATGAGTGCAATTATTGATATTTCTGCAAAGAAATAAAAAAAACCCCCTCTTCCGTGATAGAGGGGGTCAAGAGGCACTTCATGGAAATTATTTAGTAAACGCTCTTTTGACGTATGGATAAGCCAAGGCACCACCTGCTAAGGCCAATCCAGCACCTTCAGTAATCGGAGTAGGAATAGTCGATAGAACTCCACCTACTCCACCAGCAATTTTCAAATAATCTTCTTCGTTCCAATCCTTCATAGGCTTTTGGTAAACGTCATAGATATCTTTGGCACCCAAGGCACCGCCAAGGGCTCCTATGCCCACTCTAGCAACTCCACGACGCAATCCTGCGTTACGAGCTACCCTAGCGGCTTCGGCTTCTTCTGCGGCCTTTGCTTCGGCTTGTGCTTGTTTCTGAGCCGCTTCTTTCGCTTCTTGTTGTCTCTTCATTGTTTCTTCAGCTACACGACGCTGGGCTTCTTTACGAAGTTCTTCTTCTTCCAATGTATAAGCAAGATGCTCAGGAATACCTATATTGGTAGAACGCATAGGTGTCATTCGTCCAGCTTCTACAATTGCTTTCTCAGCATTTGGAACAGTTTTTAGATTGTTTTTAGTAGCTAATGACTCTCTATTAGATTCCCAATTATGCGAACGCTCATTTTGAGCACCTGTAGGTTTACTTTTATCCTTAATACTCTGCATCATTTTTTCAACGTCAGAATCATAAGTGTCCAAATTGGCTACTTCATTTGGCAGTAAAGGTTCAGGCGGTTGAAAAGAAACGGATACTGAAGGCTTATTCACTGGCTTATAAGTAGTTTCCGCAGGAGTCAAAAATTTATTAGCTCCCTGACGTACTAGATCTTTGTGAGTAGCATAGGCACCAGCACCAGCACCAGTAGCAATAGCTCCCTTTTCCCCACTAGGCATGGGAGCATTGTCTTCTGCTTTCTTTTCTTCTTCAGCCGCTTTATCTTGGTCTTCCATTACTCCTGAATAAACAGTTTTACCTTCAGGCACATCATGATGATTTTCTTTGCGGTAAGCTTCTGCGGCCTTTTCGGCATCAATATCTTCTTGTGATTTAGGTTCCATAATTAAGGTGCCTTTTTCTTGCGTTTATCAAGATCATTTTGATAATCTTCATCATACTGTCTATGAACCAATGCATATTTCTTGTGAATCTTTTGCAACTCTTTTGAGTTGTTATTGATATCAGCATAAGGAGTAGCACTAGATGGGTCAACATGCTCTCTACGCTCACGTTGAACAGTGTCGTAGTACTCTTTGTTTTGATCAAAGTCAGCCCGGCTGTGATGCAACATATTCAAAGCGGCAGGAGAAGTCTGATCAGGGCTTACAAAGCCTGACAATGCCTTCATGTATTCCTGCTGTGGAACTTTACCCATAGCCACACCCTGAGATCTCAAGTTAGCCATAGTGATGTTCATCAAAGAGCTAAACAACTTGTCTGCATAGTTCTTTTCAGCATCAGTCAATCCAGCATCTTTGAACGCTTTAACAGGCAAACTGACGTTGGCATTAAATGCTCCAGCGTGAACGCCAAAGCCTTCAGCCAAAGCGGCTTGGATAGGCTCTTGACGTACCATCGCAAATACGGTTCTAGCCAAATCAGGATTCTTTTCAATCATTGAAATAGCGGTATCGTATTGATTTTTGATACGGGTGTAGTTTGGCCCACTCATTACTGGCTGTAGGTTAGCTACTTGCTCTGCATACGGTGCTTCTACCTTAGCGGCATTATCTGCATAGTTCTTCATCACTACTTCACGAGTAGCACTACCTGCACCTTCAGTGTTTGGCATAGGTACAGAGTGAGTGTAGAAAGTAGTTTTAGTAGGTGCGGCAGGAGGTGCCTCAGCACGAGGCTCATTACCACCTTGAACATTCTTATGGAATGGATCACCAAATACAGATGATGGATCTACAGGTTTACCGTTTTTAAATACAGTCACATCAAGATGTGGGCCAGTAGCTTTTCCTGTGCTTCCTACACCACCAATAGCTGTACCAGCATCAATTTCTTGGCCTTCTTTTAAGTTTTTATCAAAAGTACTTAAATGACCAAAACGAGCTGTATAACCATTACCGTAATCAACAATGACGTTATTACCGTAATCTTTACCAGTGCCTGTATCTTCACCAATATGCAAGACTTTACCTTTGCCAATACTGGTAACTTCCGTACCTTCCGGAGCGGCTAAATCCCAACCCGGATGCATTTGTTTCTTACCTTTGTTAAATGGGTCTTCACGTTCGCCAAATCCACTTGAAATTTTTGTTTTAGACGGATCAATAGGCATCTGAAACATAGGAGCCTCTTGTTTAGGGGCCTCTTTAGGAGGCTGACCAACAACTGGAGGGGATTGGTTAACAGGTGGTTGATTACGAGGTTGACCTTCAGGAGCCTGATTGAGTACTGCCTTATCAGCTTCAGTAAGGGGAATATTGCTCTGTGCTTTTTGTTGGACACGTTGCAAGTTTTGATTTTGCTGATCTTGCTGGTATTTCAATTCTTCCTGCAAAGACTTCACAACTGAAGATTGTGGGGCTTTAGCCGCCCAATCACCTACAAGTTGAGCTGAAGGTGTCTGACCGAGATGGGCATCACGCCAAGCTTTAATCTCATCGGCTACCTTTTTATTGGCACCCAAGAGCATATTGGTTTGTGCAATCTGTAGCTTCATCTGTGCTACAGGCATCATGCTGGCACGTTGATTTTCTAGGTTCTCACCCATAGCTTCAGACGCACTACCTAAAGAAGCCAAGAAACCACCTAATTGAGGTTTGGCAAACCCTGCGGCTACCTTCCACCAGTTAGGTTGGTCGTAACGATGTTCTAAAGCACTAGCGACATCTTGCTGGGCTTTATTGAGTTCTTGTATGCGTTCGTCATCTTGCCCATACAAAGGGATCTTTGTAACATCAATGCCAACATTGGCACCGGGTAATCCACCTGCTTTTTCTTCTGCCATTCTTATCTCCTAACAGGTAAAGCACCACGCATCATTAAACTCTTGCAACCTACTGCACCGCCTTTAGCTTTGTTCTTAACTAGACCACCTTTTGCACAACCGCATACGGTTGCACACAAAGGAGCATACATGCCACAAGAAGAGCAAGCTACACAGCAACTTGAACAGCAATACTGGCATCCAATTGAACAGCATGGATTGCAAGGGTTTGGCAAGTTAGCACAGCAATTTCCACCACCCGTTCCACTTGGAGTGGATTTTGGAAGCAAACTGCCGAGCTTTTTCTTGATGTTTCCGAATGGAGAGCTACAAGGGATTGCGTTACCGCACTTATCGTATTTGCATGAGAACATTGCCAAACCACCGGAGCCAATAGCACCAGCGGCTGAGAATGGGGACATGCACAAGGTTGTCTTGACTGATGTAGGGATCTGATGACCTCTCATCAATGCTGACTGTTTTTCTAACTTAGCTAATCCGAAGCATTGGGCATTTTGACCAATAGTCTGTTGTTGACCGCCAAGGGTAGCCAAAGCATTTGTACAAGCAATATTCTGATTAGCCGCTTGAGCACCTAAAGTACCCATTCCTAGTCCAGCCGCTTGTCTTGCACGAGCTTGTTCAGCAGTCAACGTACCAGCAGTATTACCAATGCCTGCACAAATCTGTTGCTTCTGAGTAGCCGCATTCAATGCATTTGAAAAGCCAGTGTTTTCCAAATTGGCAATATTAGAATTCAAACATTGCAAGGCATTTGCCTCTACTTGACCCAAGACTTGGGCACCACGCTGTGAACCGAATTGTCCTGAACCTACAGCCGCCGCAGTAGCCTGTGGAGCTAAATTCTGCTGGATATTGCGATTAGCAATATTGGACATGCCCTGTACGGCACTTTGAATGTAAGGGCTCATATAGCACTGGGCTAATTGAGCTGAATTGGTATTGGAAGCCTTTTGCAAATAAGGAGCCGCCGCACCAGTAATATTTTGATTAGCGGCACATCCTAATAGGCTTTGGCCCTGCTGAAAGGTGCCTTGCTGATTACCAGCAGTATTGGCAATATTGCAAAATGCCTGCTGTTGTAGAGGCTGGGCCCCTACATACTTAGCATTACAAGTAGCTTGTTGACCTTGAGTAGCTAAATTCGATAAATAATTGGTGTAATACGACGGTGCACAGGTCGACGTATTTTTTGACGACTGAAGTAGATTAGCCATATTTATTTTCTTCCCTTCTTGATGTAGTCAATCGGGTCTTTTGCCTTTGGTGGAATTTTGGTATCCGGTGCACTTCTTTTATGGGCACGCAACTTTTCACGCAATCCATCAAGAATTTCTGCACCTCGCTTATTATCCCCTGCTCCGAGAGCTGTGACAAATGCCGCTGGGAACACATACTCACCATCAGCAATCTTGGCTGGAACTGGGTTAGAACCGCCGCCTGCCTTATGGGGGATCTGTTTACGGAAGCCTTCCAAGACATGGTGTCCAGCCTTGCTAGAACCGTCTCCAAGGGCTGATACAGTTTCTGCGTCCATAACGTAGTCGCCATCATGCAACATCGCTGGGATGTCATCTGATTGGCCTGTACCGCCTCCGCAAGCATAGTATCCAGTCACACCAGTAATAAACTCAGGGTGATGGCCTTTTGGAGCCGCCGCCGCATATTTATGAGGCAATCCACCGGATTTACTACCTTGGATAGAACATTTAACTTGAGTTAAAGGATGTAAAGAATTGTGTTTTTCTTGCAATGAAGAGAACAACATATGTGGTTTTTCGCATGACAAATCTGCTGAAGAGCACTTCATGCAGAAAGCTTTATCCCAGCTCTTTTGTGAGCATTGGCATGCACAGCAAACCTGTTGACCCTTCTTTTTCTTAGGTGTACAGCAGTCAGCAGAACCACCGCAGGCGTAACCTAATCCTGCTCCAACACAAGATTGACCGTATTCAGCCATCTTGCACTGTAGGGCATTCATACAAAAGCCAGCACCAACTACCCCGTTAGGGTTAATTTGCTGTAATTGTTTTAATGCACCAAGGCCACCTTTTCCAGTATTGGATAAGAGATTAGCACTGCTAGAAAGGCAAGCACCTGTTCCTGTAGAAGAAGATGCAGAACCATTCAAACCTGATAAATAACCGCATCCTTGATTGTAGTTTGAGCAACCAGCACTAGGATTGAGGGTAGATTTTTTGCCACGGCTTGTACCATGAGGTTTGCGTCCTACTTTGCCTTTTGGTAATCCCTTAACATTTGGAATACCTGAAGAACAGCAGGCACAGCAAGAACAGCATTCACAGCATGAAGAACAGCACTCGCAAGTCACGCCGCAATCAGGTGTGCAATATTGGCAATCAATTTGAGCACAACCACACAAAGAAGTGGTTCCACAACAACTTGTGCAAGAAATACCGCATTCGTTTACTGCGTTGCAATCCGGTGTGCATAAAGCTGAGGTGCAAGCAGGCAAACAATTTGAAGGTGTGCAACCATCAGGCAAGCAACTTGTAGGAGTTCCGCAATAGAATCCAGCCCCTACGGAACCGCAACCCATGCATCCGCAAGGTACGCAACCACCGCCGAATGCACAAGAGATTTTTGTTCCTACATTACATAGGAAAGTGCCTGCTTGACAAGCCATATTTGAAATCGTACAAGGTAGATTCATAATTCCGCAAATCTGACCCGGCAAAGCACCAATACGTCCGATGTCACCTAAAGTCTTGCATCCAGTAACTTGGCCTGCAATCTTGGCAACTTTAGCGGCATTAGAAATGCACTTAATGCATGGCAAACATGGCAATGTCTGACATACAGGAGTAGAAGGCACGCAAGGTGTAGGCACACAAGGAGCCGGAGCACATGGATTAGGTACATTGCATGTAGGCAATGGGCCACATGATGGGGTAGGAGGTGTACAGCTAGGCAATGGGCCACAGCTAGGTGCTGGAGAGCAAACTGGAGGTGTGCATGAAGGCACACATCCTTGAGGCATACAAGAAGGGGATGGTGCACAAGTAGGAATGCAACTAGGCACACAAACAGGAGTGCAAACAGGAATATCAGGAATGCAACTCACTGCATTGGTTACATCGCTGATTACACAGACTGCACAAGATACATCACTAGCGGCTGAGGCTACGTCTGCTACGGTTACCGCAGTATCAACTGCTTCTGCCGCACAGAGGGCTAAAGAAGCACCATCAGTGGCAATCGCCAAACCAATAGAAATCACTGGAGTAATGACAGACTTGGCACCGCCACCGCCTTTACCACCACCGCCACCACCGCCACCACCGTAAATACGACCACCGCCTACTTTATTTGCGGTAGCTGAACAGCCTAATGGCTCCCCTAATGCATATAGTTCACGTCTAGAGTAGTAGCGGTTCATAGTGTAATCATCCAGTTGTAGTCTTTAATATCAGATACTTTTAATTCGCCACCTTCTCTAGCGACTATTCTTCGCATCAGGGAGACAATTTCAAAGTTATCGGCATGACCATACATTTTTTTGACATTCAATTTATGCAATCTATTGAAGATGTCTGTCATAGATCTCATTAAAGTAATTGGGGTATCCATGGTAGCGATATGGCATTCGTAGGATTTGGGAGCAATTTCATAAAACAATACGACAGTATCGTTTTTACTCAAAACAAAACCCAATTTATTCTTAACGATATATGCAACAGTGTGCAATACCACCTGTGGATTCAAGCCTTCTTTTTGTGCAAAGCTTGTTATGACTTGTGACGCTTTCAATATATGCTCCCCAAATTTGGTGCTATAGACATAATTCCTGCCACAGCTTTTGCCCAATCTTGCCAATTTTCATATGGTCGATGATCAGGCATTCCTGACTGAACAAAATATCCGATACCGTTCATACCATCTACCCACTGCCGCCAGTTGGACTCTTCTACAGTGCCCAATTGGTTTGAACCAAATAACTCGTACATCAGTCTGTTGTACTGATCCCATGTCATGCCTCGTGGATCGTACGCTATCATGGGTTACCTGTACCACGAACATCGCCGGACTCTACGTTCAATACGACACGACCCATGAAGTAATTGCCGTTTTGAGTATTACTTTCAAATTTTAAACGCATCTCACGACGCTGTTCTTTCATGTCTATTTTAAGTGTGGATTCATCAAATAGATAGGGTTTGGACGCTATGTCGGTATCATCCGCATAACCACGACCTGTAACTACTAAACTCATCTGACCAACTTGCTGGAAGTCAGGCTCGACACGCTCAACACGAGTCCACAAGTTGTCTCCAAAGCCTTGTGCTGAACCTACTAAACCAGCACTAACTCCCAAAATATTGGTCTCGAAAGATGACTTGATGGCATTGACGTTTCTCAGGAAGACCTCATTGACTCCCTGTTCATGAACCCACAAGGTATATCCTTCAACTCCGTTAGGTGTATTACTAGCCCAAATAGGCTTTTTGAATACCTCAGAAAAGGTACCTGCAGAGCGGCGAGCTCCTAGGGCCTGTCCTGCGTCATACCAGCACTTCTCACGCACGTTATAGATGATGGCATCAGTACACTCGGTTGCATCACCACGAGGGTAGAACCACCAAATCTCGCCCCAGCGAGGCACTTTTGATACCCACACCTTTTGACGTTCTTTAGTATTGATATTGTCAAAGAACCAGTTTGTATTTTGAGTATTTGACACTTCTTGAACCATGCCGTTGTACATCAAGAATCGATCCACACCAATCCAATAGAAGATTCCGTCATATTCAATAACAGATGAGCTGGACATGATGGAAGACTGCTGGGTAATTAGGTCATAACGCCAGTAAAGGGTAGATGTCCCCACAGATTGAGGAGAGTAAGTAACCCTAACTACTGAGTCTAAAGTCCAAAATAAGCCTGATGGAGAAGTTGTACCGCCCCTCAATGGTAATCCCTTGACTACCTTAGTAGATGCCACGTTATTGGCATTGGAGTCAGCAGAAGTCCAATTATTAAAGTCTCCTGCCGCACAGTTTTGAATCAATCCATTGTTGCCATATACGAACAGGTATGGGTACAGCATGACAACTCCACCGGATACGCTGATGTTATTGTCAAAAACAAGGGTTTGCAAACCTGAAGTCGTAACGGCATTACTTAAAAATGCTGTCCACAAGTTTGCAGTAACTGCAGATAGAGCACCAATTGCTCCTTGGAATCCTGTACCTGCTCCAATACCACCACCGCTAAGGGTGAATGTGTCACCTAATAGGTAATTTGATCCGCCTGCAGTCACAGTCACTGATGTCACAGCTCCGCCAGTCACTACTACTGTCGCTGTCGCACCTGAGCCAATTTGGCCTCCTACGATGGATACGCCAGTATGAGTTCCAGTGGTATATCCGGAGCCTGAAGTATTGATTGAGACTGATCCTACAGAGCCATATTCTTCTAAATTTGAAGACACAACAGTTGTGTTAGCAGGAATACCAGTGCCTGATACTGAAACGCCAGCACCAATCGCCGCAATCGTGGTTGCAAAGGTGATTAATTCTGATCCTGAAGTCAGAGTTGCAGTCTCAGAAAAGACCCCTACAGGGCTCAATGTCAGGCCTGTAAATGGGCCAATCAAAGGACGTGTGTTTACTGTTTGGTCGATATCATTAAGATTAAGACCGGGGTGAGCAATCAAATTGTTTTGACCAGTACCGTATGGGTCATAACCAATATCAAATTGCCACAAAGTATTCTCATTAGGAGAATAAGAAGTGACTGCACTAATGATCCCTTGGAATCCTGAGCCAGTTCCGCCAATGCTTGCATTATTAATTGTGAATGTCTCGGTATATGGATAGCCAATACCGTTATTCGTGAACGTAACGCTAAAAACTAAGTTGCTTGAAACAACTACAGTTGCAAGAGCTCCAGTACCCAACGCTGTGACGATAGGCACGTTTGTATAGGTGCCGTTTGTATATCCAGTACCTTGGTTTTTTATAGTTGCAGTAAGAGCTCCGCCGACTGGGGTAATTTCCTGTGGGCCTGTTCCCACTGCATCATCATTGTCAATCGTCCATTGCTGAAGGCCATCACTAAATCCGGATATTACCCAAGTCTCTCCATTTTGAGAGCTCAGTGTCATTCCACGACTAATGCCTTGGGCGTTTAGGAAAGCACCTGTATAGCCACCTATCTTACGAGGGCGACCATACTGAAATCGAACCCATTCGCCATCAACGTAAGCTGGTGCGGCGAACTGAGTTCCATCTCGCTGGATACCTGCACCAACTTGTAAGACGGCAACTTTTGTTGTCATTAAAACGCTCCAGCATTGATACCTACTGGCAAGAGCAGACCAGTCGACGTGATTTGGCCTGCGGCTATTCCTGCAATTGCAAATCCTAATTGACCGGATGCGGCTAAATACAGACCAGTTGTAGCGTCACCTTGGAAAGATAAAGAAGGAGCTGATGAAGAACCATTACCCAGTGTCAATGCATTAATAAAGCTGGATGTTGATGTCTGAGCGTTATAGACGTTTGTTCCATCGCAAATAGCAATAATCGTTTGATTTTGCGGTAGGACAATAGTTGTTCCGCCTGCAATTCCAGTAGTGAAAGTCAGAGTGTAAGCACCTGTTGTCAGATTTCTAAATGAATAAATCTGAACTGTAGGAGGCAAAACAATCGTGCAATTGCTTGTCAAAGTACCTGCGTATTCTTGAATAATGTTTGATGCTTGAGCATCAGTCAAAGTCACAGTACCACCAGTTACTACCAAATATAGCTGGGTAAAGGCAAACAATGAGGACTGACCATATGCGTAGGTGTACCAATTCAAGCCATCAGTAGCTAAAACAAGAGATTCTTGAATTTGCAATTGCCATGCAGTGAAGTCAATGTCAATTGTATTTGTACCCTGTGGGGCAATATTTAGGATACCTGTACCATCATTCTTAATGGTCACATACCATCCTGCACCGACTGACTGGGCCAATGGCAAAGTCACTGTGCCAGTACCACCAGTCCATGCATACAAAGATGCACGATCTGAAGCAGTCATTGTGTAATTGGATGAGAATAGTGATACTGGAGTTGATTCATTAAGAGTAGAGCCAAGAGCAGTCAATCCATATCCAGCAAGGGTAGCGGCATTTGCGGCGGATGTTCCGGCACCAAAAGTCACACTTTCCCAAGCACCATCAATAGTGGTGTTATCAGTCACATAAATGTACTGAGCAACTCCTGAAGCGATGCTGACAATCGTGTTTCCACTGGTATCTACAACGGTAAAAGTGTTTGCTCCGATATTACGAATCAGAGTAGATTGACCTTCAGATACCTCAGTAGCTGGAGGCATGAACAAATTTAGATTATTTGTAAAAATCGTTCTCGAACTAATTGTCTGTGAATTTGAGACTGTATATGTGCCAAGACCGCCTGAACCTGTACCGTATGCAGTGATGTAGGTTCCTGAAGTGATTCCTGCACCATTGATAAATTGACCAACTTGCAAAGTTCCTGATGCGACCGCAGTAATTGTCAAAGTGGTTCCGCTGATGCTTCCAGTGTAGGAACCTGCTCCTACGGTTGCAGTCACCTCAATGATGTTTGCAACAACGTCTGATGTGTTGCCGTTGACGGGCCACTGAAGAATGGTATCGGTTGAAATTGACAAAGACTCATAGCCCACCTGTGATGGGCTGATGAGTTGACCAGTATATGGACTAACGTATGAGGTCATAATTGCTCCAATTCTTTCTTGGCCTTATTTATAGCCCTAGTAGTTGCTCTTTTTGCGAGTATTTCATCTCTACGTTCATCCCACATTTTCTTTGTAGAAATGCTTGTTTTCTTTTTAGATTCATCTTTTTGCTTAGATCCAGCACGAGAAACTGGTTTTTTAGCAGTATATTTTTTTTGCTTTTCAGATTTTGATAAAGAAGAAATGTATTTATGAACTGATTCTTTTATTTTTTCTTTGTGATCATTTGATAAAAGAACTCCATGCACACCCTCACCACCCGGAGTGAGGTTATACCCATTTGGGCTCATGGTATTGTGTTCTTTGATTAACATCTTTTCAATGTCGCATGCAGATTCAGAATCAAACGCATCTGCAATATGACTAAAAATAAAATTTTCTATTCCATATTTTTTAATAGCAGAATGCAAAGCTGGAGCACTACCATTGATGGTTTTATGTTGTCCCCATCTTTTTTTCAAATTCTTTGTTATGCCAACATATTGTTTAGCATTCAAAATATTTGTGATGATATAGATTGCGTATTTCATTAGCTATCCACGGCAACTGCTTGACGATCACCAAGACGATCCACATCTTCTGTTTTGAGAGATTGAATTGCCTCAGTGTACTTTTGTTGGAAAATCTGACGCTGATCGTTCTTTAGGAACGGCATTGCTTGTAAAAGGGTGCCAAACAACATTGCTGTTGGAGCATTTTGAGTCAACCAATTAGTTTGATTAGTAGAGCTCAATGGAGCAATACGCTCGTAGTAGAGCACTTCAAAATCATAGTTTTGGTCAGGAGTAGGGGCCAAATACCAGTGTTCCCAGTCAGTATCTGCATAGAACTGAGGAGGAGCCATTTCATTATTGTCAGGCCAAAAATTAGTTAAATACTCATATTTGCGAAGAAATACAGGCTTTCTTGTCCCAGTGGCATCTGTGAAATTAAAAGACACAGTCTTACGCCATCTAGCTGGTTTAGCCAATACTGGATTTCCAGCAAGCATGGTTGCCTGTGCTACCTGCAATTGACCAAGAGTCTTGATCTCCTGAGCAATTTCAAATTCAGCCAAGGTAATAAATGTAGGAATAGCATTGATAGTGGCCTGATCTGACCGCTCCAAGTACTGTAGAACAGTCGATGTCAGACTATCGTAGGTCATTACCCATGATGGTGTAGCTGTGGTCATTTTTTCCCCATTGTTCCGTCTATTTTCCCATCAGGTTGACAATCTCACAAGGTCGCTTATGCAATCATAGATTCTGATGTACTTTTGACTTGTGCGACACGATTCAACCACCCTTTTCCGAATGTACCAAAGGTCGGAAGACTCTTATAAAACGCATCTTTTTCGTCACTAAATTTGTTGATCAAATCGATTGGATTGGCATTCTTGATAACCTGTAGGGTTCCATTGCCAATAACCCCATCAGCAGGCACTCCTGCGGCCTCTTGGATAAGCTTTGAAGCCCTACCTACACCCATGTTCACAGATGCATCAAAGACTGCGTAATCCACGCCTGAAGGTAGGTCGTCGCCCTTTACCTTGTCCCAGTAGTTTTGCTTGTAAAGGTTGTAGACATCCTGATCAGAAATGTTCTTTAGGTCATCCTTGCTGATGTGTGGATTTCCCTTCCAAGAACGATAAGTCTCCAAAGTAATGCCCTTCATAGTGGCACCGCCGGGATCGGCTGGGTTGTCACTCCATAATCCTTCGCTTTGAAGAACATGGTTTAGGGCAGACTGGTAGTTCTCTTTCATTGCTCAGATCCTATCTTAATGCCTGTAATTAAGCCAATAAATCCACCAATAATGGTTTGGAATGCTGGCCCGACTATCTCAAAAAGCTTGTTGTTATCGACTTGTGGGTTAAAAAACCCAAACATAAATACTGTCACCATAGACAGCACTGTTATGCATAAAGTAAAAGAGGCAATCATGGTCACCCATGTAGCTAGTTCGTCTTTGTTCATTTTGTCACCGCATCGTATTGGGAATAACACGCCTCAAGGGCTACTCTGATTTGGTCTGCACGGGAAGCTTCCCGTTCAAGAAATTCTGAATCCTCGGCAGAAAGGCTGGCTCCAGTGTTTCCGCAGGTAACTTGTCCATTGACGGTGCTTTGACTGGCCCTACTGGGGCGGTTCCGCAACTCGACAAGAGCATTAGCGAGCTGATTGTTGATAGCACTAATTTGAGCATCTTTATCTTTCCTTATTTGGTCTGTTGCTGTTTGTTGTTCTGCTTCTTTGGCTCGTGTGGCGGCTTCTTGCTCCAACTTATATGTCGTAAGCTTGCCATACCCAATGCTATAGCCGTTATACCAAGCACCAAATACAATGAGACCACCAATGATAATTTTGACATAGGTGCCTATTGATAGTGGGAACATTAACTAGGCTCCGCATCTTTTTTCATCATGACGGAAGCCCCTCCAGCACCGGATACGATTCCTAGTGATTCAGCTAACTCTCTTAAGGATACTGGCCCACTCATTACTTCATAAGCCGCTATTCCTAAAATAGCTAAAAATCCAATAAGCCAAGTAACCCGACCTATATCAAAAGTTTGATTGTCTTTGCCAGTCAATAGATGAATGAAAAATTCTTTCATTTTGCGTGCCAAAATCCAGCTATGAAGCTGATTAATCCACTAATGGCTGAAACAATAGCCATCCCCATCCAAAATCCTCCTCGGCTCTTATTAGCCAAGGCACATAATTCTTCTAGCTGAGATTCCATCTTGTCCATTTTCTTGGACATATCATTGAATTTGTTCTCATATCCTTCGACTTTTTGCCAAAGAACGCCATATTTGACGGGGTCGAAATCGAAGCTCATGATTAATCATATCCACGAAGTGTCTTCGCCAAGCGAGCACGTTGACCAAGTTTCCCTGATTTTTTAGCGGCGGCATCCAGTTTCTTCTTAGGGATGTCATGTCCTTCTTTGACATGTAATTCCTTACGAAGAGCACCGGGATGCTTAATGGCTCCTACTATCCAATTCTCGGACATGATTAAATTCCTTATTGAGCTGGTGTCTCAGCAGGAGCTTCAGCAGGAGCTGGAGCTTCTGCAGGTTGTGCACCTTGTGCTTGAGCTTGTTGTTGAATAGCTTGTACTAAACCTGCAACTTCTACAAATTTTTGGTTACCCAAATATTGCAGGATTGCGTTTACTAGATCAGTTGATAGTTTGATACCATCCATTTTTTAATCTCCATGAAGTTGCCACCAAATTAGGGTGGTGGCTTCCCTTTAAATATTATGCCTGAGCTGGTGCTTGCTGTGTAGCCCAAGGCAATCCAGTCTCTTGTACTGGATTCTTTAACGCTTCAATCTGTGCAGTCAAACTCGCCTCTACTGTGTCTTGACCAAGTGACTCCTGTACCCAGCCAATAACTTCAGCTTGTGTCAAATCAGCATAAGGCTTGTAAGCCTTCTCTTCTTGTGTGTAGCTTACTATGCCATAGGTAGAAGCCGTGTAATCACCATCTGTAGCTGATACAACATAATGCGCTGTGATTACGAAACCGTCAGAAGTATTGCGGTCTAAATTAACGATATTCCAAGTGTAAGTATTCATTTGTTTTCCAATGCAGTAAGGCGAGTGGTTAATGATTCTATAAGGGCTTGTTGTTCTTGGATAGCGCAAGTCAATGTAGCCACTAAGAATGAAGTATCAATTTGTTGATATTGCGGAGTTCCATCTTCTTTAACTCCATCTTTTTCACCAACAACAGCATCACGGCAAATTTCGGCTAATTCGTGAGCAATAAAACCTTCACCATTTGTGCCTGTTTCTTTCCAAGTATATGTAACTGGTTTTAATGCAGCCACTTTTGCTAATGCACCTGACATTGGTGCTACATTTTCTTTTAAACGATAATCAGAAGTGGTGTTATAAGAAGTACCTGTTCCATTGGTAGAGATTGTTCCTCGCTCTACCCATGTTGTGCCATCACTAAACCCTATGTGGTATCTAGTTCCACTTGTAGTATTTACAAGGCTGGAAATATTAAACGCTGAATTAGATACTTGCAAAAGACCTAATGTATCTCCACCACCGCTAGATGGGGATGCAATTACTGCTCTTGTAGCAGCGCCTCTTCCATTTGCATTATTATCTGTAGTACCAACCAACAAATTACCACTATAGTTAAGTGACATGGCTGTAGTATCAACAGAACCATTGGAAGACACTAAATGCCAAGAATGAGAACCCACTGTCGTTGTATTACCACCATGAGAATAATAAC